CAAAATGAGGAATCTTCTAACGAAGAACAACCACAGGAACAGGAAATAAGCGAAGAAACTGAATCAGAAGAAGAAGTTTCGGAGCAAGATGTATCTCAAGACGAAGAACAAATTGATACTCAAGAGAAACAAGAAGATTCCCCATCTTATACTGTTAAAGTAAATGGACAAGAATTAGACGTTACCCTTGATGAGTTGAGAAATGGTTACTCAAGAGATGCTGACTATAGACAAAAGACTGAAGAACTTTCTCATCAGAGAAAACAATTTCAATCTGAGTCTGAAAAGCAAAGACAAGACTATTCTCAAAAACTCAATGAGTTGAATCAGACATTGTTAAATGCTCAACAAGACCTAAACGCAGAAATTAATTCTGCTGATTTAGACAAACTGTATGACGAAGATCCAACAGAAGCTGCAAGAGTGGAAAGAAAATTGAAAAAAAAGCAAGATGCTTTAAATCAATCTTTACAAAATACTCAAGCAGAACAAAAACAACAGTTTGAAAGTTATTTGAAAGATCAACAAAGAAAATTGGTATCTAAGATGCCAGAGTTTTCTGATCCATCAAAGGCTTCAAACTTAAAAGCTAATATGAAAAGCACACTAAACAATTATGGGTTTAACGACCAAGAAGTTGCTCAAGTGTACGATCATAGAATAGTGATGTTGGTTAATGATGCTATGAAGTATAGAAATTTGCAAAATTCAAAACCGAATTTAGCTAAAAAGATTTCTAAACCTGGTAGAGTTTTTTCTTCTGGAGTCAAACAAGGCAAAAGTGAATCTAACTTAAAATTGAGGAAAGAAAAGTTTAGTCGTCTAAAAAAATCTGGCAGTATGAAAGCTGCTCAAGATGTCTTTTTAGATATGATAACTAACAAATAACCTCAACAATAAGGATATAACTATGGCAATAGTAAGTAATACGTTTCAAACGTATCAAGCGATTGGTGATAGAGAAGATTTGTCTGATATTATTTACAATATCTCTCCGACAGATACTCCTTTTATGTCAGCAATTGGAAAAGAAAAAGCCTCTGGTGTTTTACATGAGTGGCAAACTGATGCTCTAGCAGCAGCAGCAAGTAACAATCACCACATTGAGGGTGATGAAATTAGCTTTGGAGCTGTTTCTCCAACTGCAAGAATCAATAACCATACACAGATTTCAAGAAAAGCTGTTGTGGTTTCTGGTACTCAAGACGCAGTTAATAAAGCTGGAAGAAACAATGAATTAGCTTACCAAATTTCTAAAAGTTCTAAAGAACTTAAAAGAGATATGGAAACTACTTTATGTTTAAACCAAACTGGTACTGCTGGTGCTACAGGAACTGCTAGAAAATTATCTGGCCTAGCTTCTTGGATTCAAGCATCTACAAGTGTTGGTACTTCTGGTGCTAATGGTCAAGTATCAAGTGTTGATACTCCAGGTACAGCAAGAACTGATGGAACTCAAAGAGCCTTTACTGAAGCTCAACTTAAAGACGTTGTAAAACAATGTTGGGATGAGGGTGGAGATCCATCAATGATTATGCTTGGTTCTTTCAACAAACAAAAACTATCAGGATTTACTGGTGGCTCAACTAAAATGACTTCAGCAGAAGACAAAAGACTTGTTAATGCTGTGGACATTTACGAAAGTGATTTCGGAGCTATGACAGTTGTGCCTAACAGATTCTCAAGATCAAGAGATTGTTTTGTACTACAACCTGATATGTGGGCAGTTGCCTTTTTAAGAGATTTTCAACTTATGGATCTTGCAAAAACTGGTGATGCTGAGAAAAAAGCTATGTTAGCAGAATACACACTTGTTTCTAAAAACGAAAAAGCAAGTGGTGCAGTATTCGATCTAACTACTTCATAATAATTAATTTGGTGGGGGAGTAATCCCCCATCAATACTAAATCAATAATTTTGTTTGGTCTTTGAAGTCAATGACAGAACGAAGCAATCAAAAAGGAAAATACAATGAGAACACTTAACGATTATTTTATTACATCTGCAATTCCAAATGTATCATCAGCTTCATCAACTTTTGTTTGTGTACCTGATGGTGGCAGAATAATTAAAATTATAACTCACAATAAAGCAGCTACAACAGGAACAGCAGCTATCTCTTTTGAAATAGGTGGTGTTGCAGTAGCTGGTGGATCTATAAGTCATGTGGCTTCTGGATCTGCTGGTAAAGTAGCAACTGCTGAACCAACTGGTGCAAACAGAGTTGAAGAAAATGGAACTATCGAATGTATCACAGATGGTGGTTCAACTAATTCTTCTAAAATGGAAATAACTTTTGTTATCAGAAGATAATTAAAAATTTTGTGGGGATCTTGTCTAGCGATACTTCCCCACAAATACCAATTAACTAAAAAGGAAATAGATTATGCCAATGGGAATGGGAACTTATGGTTCTAAAAAAGGAAGACCACCAAAGAAAAAAAATAAAAAGAAAAAATCAAAAAAAAGTAAAAAAAAAGGTAAATAAATTATGAGTTATAATTATGCTTTAAGACCAGGAACTTCACAAAAAGTTTCATTTACAGCTTCATCTGTACCTTGTTCAAATGCTTTTGGAAGTCAAACAAGATTTGTAAGAATAGCAACTACTCATAGCTGCCATTATGCAATCGGTGTTTCACCAACTGCTACAACAAGTGGTGCATATCTTCATGCTGGAGATTACGAAATTATTAAAGTTTCACCTGGCGAAAAAATAGCTGCAATCAGAAACACAAGTACAAGTGGAGATTTGTTTGTAACTGAAATGGGTGCGTAGTGGCCAAACAAAAGTTTGTCCATTTTATACCTAGAGATAAACCACCTAAACGTAAAGGGGTTCATAAAAAATCTCAGTCAAAAGGTGAACGCAGACAAAAAAATCAACACAGATATTTGGGTCAAGGTCGGTAATGAGAAAAATTAGTGAAGAAGTAAATAAAAATATTACAGAAACTTTTTTAGATAATGGTAATGAGGGTGTTGTTCAAAAAAGATCAATAGATGTAAAACCAATTTTAGAAAATAATAAAAGGTTATACAATCAAAATGATGGCTATAGTCCTGACAAGGGATTAAAAAGAATAGCAACTATCCCTACAATCATTCTTGAGATTTGGACAAAAGAATATCACAAAGATCAAAACAAAGGTAATTGGTTTGACTTACCTAAAGACGTTCAACAAAAAATATTAAGAGAAAAATTAAATAGTTCTGATTATAGATATTTCAGAACATCATCAGGTAAATTTTAATGGCACTAACTACTTACACAACTTTAAAAGCATCAATAGCCAATTGGCTAAACAGATCAGATTTAACATCTGAGATAGCAGATGATTTTATTAAATTAACAGAAGCTGATTTTAACTCAAAATTAAGAATTAGAAAAATGATAGCTCAAACAAGTTTTACTATTGATAGTGAAACAGAAGCTCTGCCAACTGGTTTTTTACAAGTAAGAGATATTTATATTTTAAATGGTAATACAAAAGTTCCTTTGACTTACACAACACCATCACAAATGGATAGCACAGTTGGAACTTCTACAACTGGTTTGCCAAACTCATTTACAATTTTAGGAGATACTTTTAGATTTTCTCCAAAACCAGACGCAACTTACACAGCTTTTATAAACTATTATAAATCATTTGATGCACTATCAGATACAACTACAACAAATTATATTTTAACTACTCACCCAGCAATTTATTTGTATGGTTCTTTATTTCATGCTGCTAATTTTTTAGGTGGTATTAATCCTCAGCAAGTTCAAACTTGGCAACAAATGTTTGCAACTGCTATGGAACGATTAGAATTAAATGACAGAGAAGATCAAGTAAGTGGTTCGCCTTTACAAATTAGAGGTGAGAATACAGTCGCTTCTCCATTTATTTCAACTTTATAATAGGAAAAAAATATGCAAATACCTTTTGGTGAATGGTTGCCAGACCAACCAGATCATTTAAATCCTGGTGCAACTGTAGCAACAAATGTTTATCATGCACAATCAAGCTACAAACCAGTTAAAGGTTTAGTTGCTTATAGTGGTACTTCTAATGTAACACAAAATGCAAAAGGTGCTGGTAGTTTTAGAGATAATACAAACAC